CAACCAGTTTTGCTGCTTCGAGCTTAAATTCAGCCGTGAAATGTTTAGCCATGTGATCACCTGTCGTATTGTGGAGGTGAGCCTATCACCTCCGATCAGGTGGCCAGTATCAGTGTGCCACTACACTTCGCTTATTTCACATTACGCGCGACGTCCGTTCTTCGCTGCCAGCCAGCGCTCAACAGTCTTATCCATTGTCTCTTTCTTCTCTTTCATTTCCTTCAGCATCAGCTCCTGATCCTCCTCCGGAAAAGCATTGAATGTCTGAAGCAGTTCGCGCTGCTTAGGGCCAATCTTCATTGAGTCGGGCGTAATCACCTGGTCACCCTCGTCGGGGGGCAGCATGAACCAGTGAGACGGAAGATCAGTAATCTCCACAAGCTTGTCTATGTTTTCCATCGAGGGGCTTGATTTGCCCTTTACCCACTTCTGGATGGTTTGCTGAGTAACCCCCAACTTTTGAGCAAGCTCAGATTGGCTCCAGGCGTTTTCTCTAAGGAGCCTGTTAATGCGATATGTCGTTATATCGAGAGTCTTCATTTTCATGATTCAAATTTTACAGCCAAAGGTTGTTTTTAGCGACATGAACTATAGGTTGTTGACTACATCAACTTAAGGTTGTATGTTGGTTTCGTTTTTATTGGCTGGGATTAGTTATGAACGAAGAAACCAAAGTTAAGATTTTAGATTTATATACCCAGGCTGAAATCGGCCGGAGGTTGGATGTTACCCAACAGACCGTTTACAAGTGGCTAAATAAGCAAGTGCCTGGGGAGCGTGTCATCCCGCTTTGTGGCGCACTTAACTGGGAAATCCTCCCCCATGAAGTGCGTCCTGATCTACACCCAACACCGGGCAGCGGCATACCTGAGGGCGTCATTCTGCCATCAAAGCAAGAAAGGAATCTGAATCATGAAAATCAAACACGCGCACATCCGTGAGGCGCTGCTCGCCTGGTCGCGTGCGGCAGATGGTCGCAAGGTGCCTGCGAACGCCATAGCGGATACCTACTTTGAGCTGGGGATGTCGGGTCTGCTCTACAGCAGCGATCACCCCAATGCGCAGGGTAACAACGTCCAGAAAATCTACCGCTGGGCTGAAAGCGACTCGCTGGCCAGTCAGCGCAAGATGCAGGCGCTGCTGCCTGCGATCGAAAAGGCAATGCCGCCTTTCATGCTGGCGAGAATGCGCAGCCATTCGTCCGAGACATGCAGGGATCTGGTACTGCGCAAGGAGCGCATTGACCGCGAAATGGAGGCCATGATCGGCGCCATTATCGCGCTGTCAGATCGTGTGGACGGCAGCGGGCCTGCCGGTAATGTACTTGTGCACTAATCATGAGCACAACTAATCATCTCAAGAGTATAAATATGGCCGTCAAACCAGAGGAAAAACCTCAACTAGTAACTATTGAGCATGAAACGCTGATTCAGCGAATTGCCCGTAATATCGCCTGGTATGCACTTCGCGTTGCCAGACCCGATTATTTAAAGTCTTTCAAGTCCGCCCATCTGACCTATGTGAATGTCAGGGATCCTGAGAAGGTCAGAGCGTTTGTTCACTACATTGAGCTCCAGCAAAGTGATGAAGCGATTGGCGCAGCTAAAGTCCCAGCTCCGCTTCATCACGTTATTTTTCGCGGTTGATTACTAAATTTTTGTTTTCAGGAGCTCCAGCGTTGTTATCAGAACATCAATTTGTGATGAATTCATTAGCAAATTTAGTTCCATGTAGGGGCCCTCGTCGAATTCCCGGCCCAGTATTCTTACGCAACCCATTTTGCTGTTAGCAGGCGAAATGTTGGTTTTAGAGCTGCACCCAGAAATGCTATCGACCCATATTTCGGGACGTAGTGGTTTATTTTTATCGAATGAAAGAGTCATGTCGAACCTCCTTTGGTTCTTTGGTGTGGGAACTTAAGAATATATTGAGGAAGGTTCGGCACCATTCAGGATGCTGTTTTGATTGACATAAATCAAAAAGGACAGGAGAGGGCACATTGAGTGATATAGCAGGCCTTCTGGTCACAATGTTTTTTCTGGTACTGGGCGTCGCCTTTATCGGCGGCTGCCTGTTTATTCTGCTCGACGTGGTACTGCAATCATCCGGTGAGAGCGATTCAGAGCGCCGGTTTTAAGAGGTTTTTATGGCTAATTCCTGGCTGCGATTGTGGCATGACATGCCCAACGACCCAAAGTGGCGGACTATAGCCCGGAAGTCGGGACAGAGTATTGGCAACGTTATGGCGGTGTATCTGCACGTGCTGGTTAACGCATCCAGTGTCACTGAAACGCAGGGTAACGCAGGTGTAACGCAGAGTAACGCATGCAAACGCGGCGTAATCAAAAACCTGTGCGCAGACGACGTTGCAAGTTCATTAGACCTCGATCCTGAACAGGTCGAGCAGATTCTGTCAGCCATGCAGGGAAAGGTACTCGATGGTGATGCCGTAACTGGCTGGGCGAAGCGTCAGCCTAAGCGTGAAGATGATTCTGCCGCGCGTGTCAGGGCTTCGCGGGACAGAAGGCGGGCAATGCCCCTTGGTGGCGATGGCGCAATTTGCCCTGATGTAACGCAGGGTAACGCAGGTGTAACGCAGAGTAACGCCCCAGATAAAGATACAGATACAGAAAAAGATACAGATCTAAAACCTGAAAACACTTTGGTTCATGGCGAAAAAATCGCCAGTGAACCCGCGCAGGAATTTTCAGATGTGGACTCACCGGACTATCCGAAAGCCGATCCGACCTTGTCGTCGGAAGCCGATTCGGACGCTGCCGGAAAGCGTGCGCCGAAAAATCGTGATGCCGGGTATCCGGAGGAGTTTGAGCGGGTGTGGCGTGAATATCCCGGTCGTGCCGGGGCCAATCCCAAAAAATCGGCGTACAGCGCCTGGCATGCCCGACGACGGGAGGGCATCAGCCCCGATGTGATGCTGGACGGCGTCCGGCGATACGTGAATTACCTTCAGGTCACCGGCAAGGGCGGGACGGAGTTTGTGCAGCGTGCATCGACGTTTTTCGGTCCTGATCGGAACTTTGAAAACGCCTGGAAACCGCCATCGGCGGGCAGTATTCACCAGATTTCACCACCGGAAACAACCATTCCGGACGGATTCAGGGGGTAGCGATGAAACAGGCATCAGCACTGCTGGCGCGGTTTAACCGGCTGGCACCGGCAGGCATCACACCGAAATTCACCACGGTGGCGGAGTGGCAGGCGTGGCAGCAGGCGGAGGGCCGCAGAAGCTGCGAAGCGCTTGAGGCACAGAACCGCCAGGCGCGTTCGTCGAAGCTGCTGGGACGCTCAGGTATCCGGCAGCTGCACCAGCGCTGCACATTCTCGAATTACCAAATTACCTGCGAAGCGCAGCAAAAAGCCTACAGCGAGGCAAAATCCTGGCTGGCCAACTCCGGCACCAGCGCCGGTGGATTCGTGTTCAGTGGCACACCCGGTACCGGGAAAAACCACCTCGCTGCAGCGATCGGTAACCAGCTCATTGCCGCGGGCAAAACGGTCCTGATTGTGACTGTGGCAGACCTGATGACCCAGCTCAGGGCATGCTATGACGGCAGCATGTCCGAGGCGACGTTTCTCGACGGCCTGTGCGACGTTGACCTGCTCATCATCGATGAGGTTGGCGTACAGCGCGATACGCAGAACGAACGCATCATCCTGAACCAGATTATCGATAGGCGTACGTCGTCGCTGCGCCCGGTCGGGATACTGACGAACCTGAATCATGCGTCGCTGGCGCAGCTGCTGGGCGAACGGGTAATGGACAGGCTGAAAATGAACGACAGCATCTGGGTAAATTTCACCTGGGGGAGCTTCAGATCCCAGGTACGGACCAGCCTCAACGGCAATAAATTCTGAACAACGGTGGAGAATTTGCAGTGGGAAAACTAACGAAAATCACCGGCGCGGAGCTGGCAAAACTCATGCTGGGTAAAGCGCTGACGGTGCCGGACATGCACGCGCTGCTGCGCGAGATGTATCCAGACTATGACACTGAAAGTCTGTGGGTTGCACTCAAGACCCTGAAGGACTCACCAAACTGCCGCATGGAAACGTCACTGCGTGGAAAGCATCGTACCTATCATCTGCGCAGCGTCAGCGAGAGATTTTATGAGCGTTCGGCGGCGGTAACCGGCCGCAGCGGCGGGGGTAAATCACGCATGCCGGTCCGCTTCTGCGAGACCGAACTGGCGTACATCAACAGACTTAACGAATTCGACCGTCTGCTGCGTGCAGTACGGGCACATTGATCTAGAGGAAATGCTCATGGAAAAACTGACCGATATTCTGGCAAGAACCGGCAAAGCCACAGTGCGTGAGCTGGCGGCCATTGTGAAAATTGATGCTGCCGATGCCCTGAAGATGCTGCATGAATTGCAGGAGGAGGGCGCTGTAAACAGGGAAGGGGCGCACTGGCGCCTGCCAGCGGAGCCGGGATCATTACCAGATGCGCCGCAATCCTTACCAGTTTTACCAGTCCGGCAGGAAAATTTACCAGTTAAGCCGGAAAATTTACCAGTTAAGCCTGAAATCTTACCAGGTGCGGTTGTATCAGTGCGGGAAGAGGTGGCAGCCTCTGAACCAGCACCAGCACCAGCACCAGCACCAGCACCAGCACCAGCACCACTGAAGGTTGTCTGGTCAGCACCGGAGGATTTTCAGGCGTTCCCGACCCGGGCATGGGTGCGTCAGCAGCGCAGAGCATTGCAGCAGGAAGAGCGGGAGTTTAATCGCGCCATGAAGAATAAAAAACGCACGCTGGCGCAGGTTGAAAATCTCGTCCGGCAGGTAGACCGGGTGAAGGGCGGCATGGCATGTTTCAGGGAAGGAGTGTGAGCATGGCGAAGTTTTTCAGGGCCTGGCTGAAATGGGCCGCCTCGCTTGTAGCGGTTGCGGTTGCAGTATTACTGATTATGGCGGGTGTGGCTGTTTTTCTGACGTGGTCATGGCAACCAGCATTGAACTTTATTCCGCGGTTAGACGGGGCAGCCCTACGCCTGATGCTTCTGTTTGTTGTTATTATGTCTGGATTGGGGGCGGCTGCCAGGTGGTAGTGAATGAATCACTGGCATGGCATGGCATGTGCGATCTCTTGTATTTCATGGTGCAGGCCTAATCGTAGGCCCGCCCGCCGTGATAGATGCCCGCAATAAGAATCTGCTCATCATCAACGGCAAAAGCGATAACCGTCCGGTGGCGAAAGTTGGTTACCCGAAGCCCCGGACGGATATCATCGCGGCGATTTCCCCTTTCGGGAAAAATTGTGAAACCGTTGAGGTAGTCCAGCAGTTCATTAATAAACCGGCTGGCAATCGCCCGACCACCATGGAGCGAAATGTAATCATGGAGATCAGCAATCTGCTGTTCGGCTTCCGGAGAAAAAATGATCGTGTAAGCCATGTCGGATTATTTGTCTTTCCTGATGGCCGCGCGGACCTGTTCGGTGGAACGTCCGGAAGCTGGATTTTTGCGAAGCCCGTCCAGTGCTGGAGCTGCGGTGTTAACCAGCCAGGACTCGATCGCCTTATCGCGATCGGAGAGCGCACGAAGGCCTTCGCGGATGACTTCGCTTTCTGAGGCGTAGTCACCGGAAGCCACGCGCACGCGAATCATTTCGGCCATCTCGTTAGTCAGGGTGATGCTGAACTGCTGTGTAGAGCGCATAGTAATCTCACTCAGTAGGATTGAATACTACTCAAAAATAGCACAGTCGCCGCTGCTTGACGACAACAGATATCCGGGGCTATAGTCGCCGTGTAGCCGCAAAATCGGCTGTCGGGATTGGTCTCCCGGATATCTGAGAAGGCGCATACCACGCCAGCCGTGGTTTTTTTATGCGCAAAGCACAGTCACATCTCAATGGTGGGGCGTGCGGGGGAACCGAAAGGTTCGCCGGGTCCTTTTCAGCCGGTAGTTCCAACCCTGTACGTCTCACCACCAGATGATTGGAACCTGACGGTGGTGATTAACCTAACTGAAAAGGTAAATCCCATGACAGCGATACCAGCAGAAACGCTTTCCCCAATCCTCCACAACCAGATCCCGGTTATTACAACAGAACTACTGGCGCAGCTCTACGGCACCGAACGCCAGCGCGTGACGAATAATTTCAACCGTAACAAGGATCGCTTCGTTGAAGGTAAGCATTACTTCACAGCAAAAGGAGATACATTGGAGAATTTGAAAAACTCTTTAAGAGTTTCACAAAATCCAGTTTCCCCCAAAACCCGCTCCCTCATACTCTGGACAGAACGCGGTGCAGCCCGTCATGCCAAAATGCTGGAAACCGATCAGGCGTGGGAAGTGTTCGAAAAGCTGGAGGATTGTTATTTCAGTAAAAAAATAAATAATCCTGAAAATTTACCCGCACCCAGAAATTCCGCACTGCTCCCCCTCGTCGATTCCCTGGATTTAGCTCAGCTTGCCAATGATGCGGCCACCCGGCTGGACAAGGCTATGGAGTTCTGGAATCAGAAAGTCTGCCCTGAGCTGGCCCGCACCCATGAAGATATGAGCGTGAAAATGTTCTTTATGCTGATGGACAGTTACAGACCGGCGGTCTCTTTGCGCTGGGCGTTACTGAAGACGGCGGGATACCCACGGGCTTAACACTTCAGTATTGAATAATCGCAATCTGACCCTATCACACAGTACGTGGAGGTATCGGTATGATACATGGGATCGTCATTTTATCTTTTCTGGTAGCAGTTGTAGTCTTCGCATTTTTTATGATGCGTCATATTAAAAACTGAGGGGAGCCTATGTCCGAACTTGATGATTTTCAGGCGCTGACGGTGCGCCAGTTCCTGGAAGAGAACTGGGATCTGTTTATCGCCCACTGTCATGTCGATTATGCAGATGGTGAAGAGCTGGCAGAGGAAATCTTTGAGGCGCTGGGCGGAGAGTCATAACCCGGTGCCATCTGTTTTGAGATGAGATATACTGGCTGCGGGTGCTTGAGGCTTTCTGCCTTAAGCATTAGCCGACGGCAGAAAGAAGAAAGCCCCGAGTGATTTTTTTATCAATCAACCCGAGGCTCAATCTTTATGCCTAGACAACATAAAGGTAGCCTCTTACGCGCCGAAAGGCAAGGAGAAGCAACCATGAAGCAGCAAACGGCGATCCTGATCGCCACCATCGTCATCGGGGCGGCACTGGCCGTCTTACTGGTAACGAGAAAAGACCTCTGTGAGGTCCGAATCCGAACCGGGCACACGGAGGTTGCTGTATTCATGGATTACGAATCTAAGTAAGAGCAACCGGCGGGGAGCGATCCCCGCCAACTCTTTACGTTGTTGCGGCTGGCCTCAATGCACCCAATCCTCAATATTTCCCGTCCGTGTGATATAATACCTTCGTCAGCCTGAACAACTGACAACCATTGCTGTGCATCAGAAGCGAGAGACCTGATGGCACAGATACACCTGATAAAATCTGCATTAAATACCCTGACCCCGGCAACGCCCGAGGCCAGCGAATTCGTGCGTCGTCTGAAACCTGGCGTCCTGCTGAACTGCGATGTCAGGCAGGCGCGGAATTACCGCTTCCATAAACTCTTCTTCTCCCTGCTCAACCTGGGTTTTCACTACTGGACGCCGACAGCCGGTGCTGTAACCGAGCCAGAAAAGCAGCTGCTGCGCGGCTACGTTGATTACCTGATATCGATGACCGGCCAACAGAATATTCTTTATGAAACGCTGGATGTGTGGCTTGCGCGCGCAGGGCAGCAGCGCGCTGAAGGTGTGGTGCTGGTTAAATCCTTTGAGGCGTACCGCAGATGGGCTGTAATGACGGCAGGATTCTTTGATGAATTCATTCTGCCAGACGGCACAGTTCGCCGCGAAGCGCGATCCATTTCATTCGCCAGCATGTCAGAAGACGAATTCCGCAAGGTTTATAAAGCCGTCCTTAATGTGCTCTGGCTGCACATCCTAAATCGCCCATTCAGTTCGCCTCAGGAGGCAGAAAACGCTGCGGCTCAGCTATGGGAGTATGCAGCGTGAAGAAACACTCCTGCATTTTCTGCGGCGCACCGGCAACGCTGCTCTGCGATGGCCATCTGGGCTACCCGCCGAGCCAGCATCAGCCGGAATTCATATCACCGTTCGAACCCTACATCTGCGATGCGCCGATGTGCCGTCAGTGTGCCACTCTCAAAAGCACGATGCACATCTGCCGGCGTCGCGGTGGCTGCATCGTTGAAACCGTGGATTACTGCCCGGCCTGCGTGGCGAATCTGCCTGAGCATAACCGGCGGATCATCCATTCTCCGGAACAGGCCGCCACTATCCGCGCGGCGCACTGGGTTAGCAACCCGACTGACTTTCAAAAATGGGATCGGCTTGTTACTGGCGGAGGTCAGCAATGTCTCGATCTGTGACCAAAGAAGAGCGCAATCACCTGCAGCGCGTCGCCGACTTCGGGTGCATCGTCTGCCGGCAGCAGTTCGGCGTATTTAGTCCAGCCGAAATCCATCACCTTCGTGCAGGCTGCGGAACGGGGCAGCGAGCCAGCCACTATCGAACAATTCCTCTTTGTCCTCCCCATCACCGAACCGGCGGATACGGCGTGGCCATTCATGCCGGGCAGAAGATGTGGGAGGAGATTTACGGTACCGAAGAAGGCCTGCTGGCGCAGGTTGGGAATTTACTCAGCGGAGACAACGCATGATTTACCCATCAACCACCGGCAAAGCAGACGGTAAAGAAATTCGGCTCCGCACCTTAGAAAGCATCTGGATACAGGGAAAACTCAGAATGTGGGGACGCTGGTCTCACATTGGCGGCGGTGCGTGCGGCAATATGTTCAACCAGCTGCTGGCCAGCAAAAAAATCACTAAAACAGCGATTAAAGAAGCGATGCGCAGGTTGAAAAAGTCTGGAGTCAAACAGGCTGAGCTTGAGGAGTTCTTCAGAGAAATGATGACCGCACAGCAGAAAAGCAACCTTGCATTCTGCACGGACAGCGAAGCGCTACTGATCGACAAAGTTGTAGGCGAAACACTGTTTGATCATCCAGGGCTGATTAATATTCTGCACCAGCGATATAAAGGCCGGGGGATGAGTAAGCGCAAAATGGCGGAGAAGCTAAATGATGTGCATCCGGAATGGTGCCTGAGAACCTGCGAAAGCCGCGTTGATGTCTGGCTGAACCTTGCAGAAGCAATCTTATATGACCCGATGTGCGAAGCATTTGGCCGGAATCTGAAAAGATTCGCCAGCTGAGCCTGCTTATTTTTAAGCTTAGGCAAAAAAATATTGCGTTTTTGCGTAAAAACCTGTCCAATTCACATATGCTTCGCAAAGATGTACTGCGAGGCGACAGACAAGACATTAAGAATCCGCCATCGCGCGGGTTTTTCGTTTCTACGCAATGGCAAGATCACCACCCTGAGGCATCTGGCTTAAATGTACGGGTGGTCTTGCCATTGTGGTGAATGCGCCGGGCCAATTGTTAATGGATGTTTGCATTCCCATGTTTTTGTTCATAATGTGCTATACCCATTATTCCTTCGCGTAACGGGAAAATGTGTATGACTCTGGAGTTCGATAAAGGTTTGCTCACAGGCGCCGTCTTTGTAGAGATCATCAGGCAGCACCCCAACGTAAAAATCAGTTCATCGATGATTGAGACAGTCCTGTCGGTTGCTGACGAGATATGTGAAGCCTTCCCGGCTTCGTCAGAACGGATTGAGCATTCACCCGACACCAGCCTGAATCATACTCAGCATACTCTGTATAAACGTTGACGATAAGTTGAGCGGTACGGCGGTAATATTTTGCTGCTGCGGTGAATCCCCCTGTGCGGCGGGGCTTAATCTGAGAGGAAATATACTTTCGACAGCGAGTGAGGTTGCAGATTATCTCACTCACCGGGAGGCACCCGGCACCGCAGCGCTGTTTTGCTGCTAAAATAAGACGAAATCCGCCGTTAGCTTAATGGACAGAGCGCTGGTTCTTTCGACCAGAGGACGGGGTTAAAATCCTTGACGGCGGTCCACCCGGTAAAAATTTCAGAGAATTTAAGGCTCACTTCGGTGGGCCTTTTTTATGTCTTTCCGCAGGAAATATCAGGCAGGTAAGCTGGTCATCGTTTGATCGTTTTAGACGATCAATCATGCAGAAACGATCTGTATAAACGATTGTTAGAGCGTGGGCTGTCGATGCTAGTATTTCTGAGTCAAAAAAATCCCCGCCTCAGTAGTCGTTGGCGACTGAGGCGGGGTAGCCAATAAGGCTAACACCAGGGAAATCCGTTAAAAAAGATACTCCTTTTGGGGTATAAAATTAATTATTTCAGGACCTGAAATAAGAATTTATAAGATGATTTATTGTTCTGATTCAAGATTTTCAAACCGTAAATGTAGTACCAGTTTTTACTGAAGTTAATGGTTATATCGCTGCCTGAGAAAAAGACGAAAGTGCTTACCCACCAGCGGAGATGTCTTACGCGGAGCGGTGGGTGCCGCATTTAAGCCCTTGCAGAAATGCAGGGGCTTTTTCATTACTGGGGTTCTGAATGGTTATCAAAAAAGAAAGGGTGGCATCTGTTTCAGCGGATATCTGCCTGATTGAAGAAAAGTTAAATTGCTTACTTTAAGTGCTTCCCAAGCATTTCTCTGACGAGTTTTTCGGCGTGCTCCCTGGCTTGCTTAACAATGTCATCTTTTTGAATCACTCGCTTACAGTTGGTGCAGGTGGTTCCCTCAATGTCGTCTGTATTTTTGATTTCGACGCCACTGCTTACGACGAGGTCATGTCCGCAGCCAGGGCATTTAAAGCTAACCTTACGCATAAATAATTCCCTCAGTTATCATGTGGTTTTGAGCGATTACACGATAGCAGATTAGGGAATGCGCAGCCAGACGCTATCTGGCACTCATAACCAAAGCCACGACCAGCATCTTATCCCGCACCCTGCGCACGGCTGGCCCGTGGCTTTTTCATTTCCGGAGTAATCAATGTGACCGAGCCTGTTACCGGCACCGGTGTTGCCACGGCAGCAGTAACCGGCGTCACCCTCGTGAGTTTATTCGGTCCGCTGGACGGCCCGACCGTCATCGGTGCGTTCGCCGGTGCGGCTATTTTTGTGGCGTCGGCCAGCGATTTCCGCATCTGGTGGCGGCTGTTCCTCGGGGCACTGTCATTCGCCGTGGGGCTGGTGGCCGCACCCTTTACCGCCAGCCTGATTGAGGCGGTAACACCGCATAACACAGCTGTTGATATGCCCATCGGTGCGCTGGTGGCATCAGCGGCAGTGGTCCGCATCCTGATGGCGCTCAGCAGCAAAGACGGGCCGTCGATGTTGTCCAGATTTCGCGGGGGTGGCTGATGCATTACGAAACACTGCTGCTGAATGCCAACGCCATCATCTGTGCCATCACGGCCATGCGGCTGCTGACCTTCCGGCGGGGTAAATCACCGCATAACCGCCTGATGGGCTGGCTGGCCTGGCTGCTGACGGTATCTGCTGCTTCGGTCACCATCCGGGTGCTGACCGGCGAATACGTTTACACCGACTGGACGGAGGTGCTGATAAACCTCCTGCTGTGCGTGGCGGTCTGCCGCGCGCGGGGCAATGTCGGCCATTTAATGAGAGGAAAACAGAATGCAGGGCAGTGATAAAACTCGAGGGATCCGCAATAACAACCCCGGCAATATTCGCTGGGGTGACGACTGGCAGGGGTTAGTACCTCAGGCACAGCGGACAGATAAATCATTCTGCCAGTTCATCAAACCTGAATACGGCATCCGGGCGATGATCGTTATTCTGCGTAATTATCAGCGCAAATATGGTTTAAAGACCATCACCGAAATTATCCAGCGCTGGGCGCCGCCAAACGAAAACGACACGCAGGCTTATATCAACAGCGTTTCTCAGGCTACGGGTATTGATGCTGATAAACCGATTGATCTCAGCGACAGCCGCAAGCTGTTTCCGCTTCTGCAGGCCATCATTAATCATGAGAACGGCAGTCAGCCATACGCCTATGACGAATTTGTCAGAGCACTTAACCTGGCTGACTCGTGATTGAGGCTGCGTGAATGGGTATTAAATTCTGCCTGGCCAGTGGTGTTCTTGCTGTAATTGCTGCGCTTGGCTGGGCTGCCGATCATTACCACGATAAAGCGATAGCATGGCGCACCACTGCACAGCAGTCGCAGAAATTAGCCAGACAGCAGGCCGCCACCATCACCGATATTAACCAGCGCCAGCAGCGTCTGGCCGCGCTCGACAAAACCCACACGGAGGCGCTCAGTGCTGCCGAATCTCAGAATGATGCTCTTCGCCGCCAGCTTGCCGCTGGTACTCGCCGCATGTACGTCCACGCAAA